ATTCTACTCTCGAAAGTGGTCGAGGAAATCGCTTGACTTTCCTCCACTTTCCATGTATAATACTTGTATTGAATGATTGATTTGTTGACCGAAAGGACCTTTATATTATGATTAGCAAGACCGAAAAAGTTGCGTTTCTGACTGAAGCCGCAAAGCGTTTTGGTGAAGTTGTAACCCGCCAGCAACTGGTCGACCTTTCCAGCGAAGGTTTCAAACGCCAGTTCTGGATTGAGGCTGATGAATATCGTGTTGGTCGTGGCAAGTATAAACTGCCGCTTGCAGAGTTTGGCATTAACATGGCTGGTTTGGCAACCGCACAAGTGATTGAAATGCCTGTTGCGAAAGAAAATGTTGAAGTGAAAAAAGCAAAGATTCAATCCATTGCACGTGTTGAAGATGGTGCAATTGTTCCTAAGGTTAATGACTTGTATGTTCCGTTTGGTTTCTTCAATAGCATGAAGGCTATTGTAAAGAGTGAACGTTACTATCCAGTTTTCGTTTCTGGTCTGTCTGGCAACGGCAAGACTTTGATGGTTGAACAGGCATGTGCCCAAACAAAACGTGAATGGATTCGTGTTAACATTTCTCCCGAAACTGATGAAGATGATTTAATTGGTGGCTTCCGTCTGATTGGCGGTGAGACACAATGGTTCGATGGTCCTGTCATCCAAGCAATGAAGGCTGGTTCGGTTCTTGTTCTTGACGAAATCGACCGTGGCTCAAACAAACTCATGTGTATTCAAGGTATTCTTGAAGGCAAAGGTATTCTGATTAAGAAGACTGGTGAGTATGTTGAACCTGCCAAGGGTTTCAACGTAGTTGCTACTGCAAACACAAAAGGTAAGGGTGATGAATCTGGTCGCTACATGGCGGCAACAATTCTTGATGATGCGTTCCTTGAGCGTTTCCCGATTACTGTGGAACAAGAGTATCCCGATATCAAAGTTGAAACTAAGATTCTTTCAAAACTGTTTGCAAGTCTTGGTATCAATGATGAAAAGTTTGCAGAAAACCTTGTGAAGTGGGCTGATATCATTCGCAAAACTTTCGAAGAAGGTGCGATTGATGAAATCATTTCTACTCGCCGTCTGTCTCACATTGCCGAAGCATACACTATCTTTGGCGACAAGATGGATGCAATCAAATTCTGTATCAACCGATTTGATGCAGAAACTAAGAATTCTTTCCTCGACCTCTACAGCAAGATTGATGCTGGCGTGAATCCTGTGGAAGAAGCACCTGCGGTAGTTTCCGTTGACGAGGAAATCCCGTTCTAATCTCCTTGGCATATGTGCCCTTGAGGTCACGCAATGTGACCTCTTTTTTCATATATAGATATAACACACTTACAACATAATGGAGAAATTATGGAATTTGAAATTGACCTGAATAAACTCAGAGAGAAAAAACTTTTTATTGCCACACCAATGTATGGTGGACAATGCCATGGCGCATACACCAAAGCAATCTCAGACCTGATGGTACTCTGTACCAAATACGGCATCGAAGCAAAACTATTTTTCATCTTTAACGAATCACTTGTACAACGTGCCAGAAACTATTTGGCAGATGAATTCATGCGAAGTGGTTACGATTACTTGATGTTCATTGATAGTGATATTCATTTCAACGCACAAGACATTTTGGTTCTCATGCACTTTGCCACAAACCGTGATGACATGGATGTTATCTGTGGACCATATCCTAAGAAAGCAATTGCTTGGGAAAAAATTAAGCAAGCAGTTGATAAGGGTTATGCAGACAAGAATCCTGGTCAACTTGAAGAGTTTGTTGGCGATTATGTTTTCAATCCTGTTGACGGCACTACTTACTTCCGTGTTGATGAACCCGTTGAAGTTAAAGAAGGTGGCACAGGCTTTATGTTGATTAAACGCACTGCATTCAATTTGTTTGATGACAAATATCCACAACAACGATACAAACCAGACCACGTTCGTACTGCACACTTTGACGGCTCACGTGAAATCACCGCATACTTTGATTGCCCTATCGACCCTGAGTCTAAGCGTTATCTTTCTGAAGACTATATGTTCTGTCAGTGGGTACGCAAAGCAGGTGCAAAGGTTTGGTTGCTTCCATGGATTCGTTTGAAACACGCAGGCACATATATCTTTGGTGGTTCGTTGCAAGCACTTGCCGCAGTCGGCGCATCACCAACCGCAGACATTTCTAAGATTGGAAAAAAAGATACCCTAGGTGAAGCAGTTCCAAAAATCACCGAAGTGAAAGCGGAGGCATCAAATGATTGATTATCGCTACAACGAAGACGAAGCACTTGCTGAGTTGAAACTGTATATTGATGAAACGTATGGTCAACACTACTCACGCAATCAATTTCAAGCAACGGAATTCATCATCGATGGTGGACATGGTGAAGGATTCTGTATTGGAAACATCCTGAAATACGCACAACGATATGGTAAGAAAGACGGTCGCAACCGAAAAGACTTGCTAAAAGTTTTGCATTATGCTATTATTATGCTACACGTACATGACTTGAATGAAGGAAAACAACATGAAACTAAGCGAATCAACCCTGAATATCCTCAAGAACTACGCCACGATTAATCAAGGCGTACAAATCAAAAGTGGACAAACAATCCGCACAATCTCTAAACAACAAAACGTTCTTGCAAAAGCAACTGTAAGCGAGACATTCGATTCTGATTTTGTCATCTATGATTTGAATCGTTTTCTTGCTCTTGTTGGCTCACTTGATTCTCCAGAAATCAAAGTGAATACAGACAAGAAAGTTTTGACTGTTACTGCTGGCGCATCTAAGACTGTCTATGGTCTATCTGACGAGTCTATGATTGTTGCACCTCCAGCAAAAGAGATTAAAATTGAAAATGCCGAAGTGAATTTTACATTGACAAAAGACAACCTAGCGCAGGTTCTTAAACTGTCTGGCATTCTTGGTCTGCCTAACATCGCAGTGATTGGCAATGGCTCTAACATTTCTATCTGTGCATTGGATGCAAAGAATGACGAGTCTGACAACTTCTCAATCAACGTAGGCGAGACTGGCGCAACTTTCAAATTCATTTTCAATACAGAAAATCTAAAGATGATTCCTGGCAACTATGCAGTGCAAATTTCATCTAAGGGCATTTCACATTTCAAGAATGAGAAAGACCCAATTGAATATTGGATTGCAACTGAAGCAGGTTCTAAGTACGAAGGCTAATTAGGAGTTATTATGAGCAATGTGATTATCCCATCTTCACCCGAAGACCGTAAGAAGATTCGTGGTGCCCTTGAAGAAATTTCCAATTCTCTCACACGTATCGAAGCAGAGCGTGATTTGATTAAAGACATTCTGCAAGACGTAGAAGACAAGTTTGAACTGCCTAAGAAGTATACACGCAAAGTTGCTAAAATCTTCCACAAGCAAAACTTCAAAGAAGTGCAAGAAGAACAAAGCGAACTGGAAACAATTTACGAGACTGTGACTGGAAGTTAACATGGACCAAACACGCCGTAAATTCTTTTCTGGTGTGGGATTGTTTGGTGCTATTGTAGCAGGTGCATCAGTACCTGTTGCAGTGCATATTCACGAACAAAAGAAAAAGCAATTGGAAGACCTTAGTCATCTTGCGCCTGAGAGTTCTACCACACTCATGCTGTCTGCTGACAATCGAACTGCTGAAGAAAAGCAAAAAGAAAATCCTCCAATGATTGGTAATGGATTTTATATTCAGCCTATGGGTTCGATTAAAGAGACAAACAAAGTTAGCATGTCAGTCGGTAAAGATGACCGACTATGGATTAAAGTAGGCGACAAGTGGGCAAGAGTTGCACTTGAAGATTGGTGTGACCCTAGGTATTGCGACCCCGCCGAAGTTTGATATATACAGCATTATGTGTTATAATGCTTTTTTAATTATGATTGGAGTGAAGTATGCTACAAGATTATTTGTGGGTAGAAAAGTATCGCCCTAAAACTGTCGAAGAAACTATTCTTCCGGCAGACCTGAAAGCAACGTTTCAGGAATTCGTAAACAACAAGAATGTTCCCAATCTCATTCTTTCTGGTGGTCCTGGCGTAGGCAAGACTACTATTGCAAAAGCAATGCTTGAAGAACTTGAGTGTTCTTACATTGTAATTAACGGCTCAATGAATGGCAACATTGACACCCTACGAAATGAAATTAAGAACTTTGCCTCAACTGTTTCATTCTCTGGTGGACGTAAATATGTTATTCTTGACGAGGCTGATTACCTTAATCCTCAATCTACTCAACCCGCATTACGGAACTTCATGGAAGAGTTTTCTGCTAATTGTGGTTTTATCCTTACTTGCAATTTTCTTAATCGTATCATCGCCCCTCTCCACAGTAGATGTTCCGTTGTACAATTTAAGATAAGCAAAACCGACCGACCAAAACTTGCTTCACAATTCATGAAGCGAGTGACAGGTATTCTACAAACTGAGAAAGTAGAATTCGAACCTAAGGTTGTTGCTGAACTCATTACAAAATTCTTTCCTGACTGGCGCCGTGCGTTGAATGAACTTCAACGTTATTCTGCTACAGGTAAGATTGATACTGGCATTCTCGCAAACGTGTCCGAAGACAATATCAAAACACTGATTACTTGTCTGAAAGAAAAAGACTTCACGGCAATGCGTAAGTGGGTTGTTGATAATTTGGACAACGAACCTTCTGCATTGTTCCGTAAAATCTTTGATGGTTGCCATGAGTATCTTGCACCAAACTCTGTACCACAAATGGTTCTATACTTGGCTGATTATCAGTACAAGTCTGCATTTGTCGTTGACCAGGAAATCAACTTTGTTGCGTTTCTGACCGAAGTGATGGCATCGTGTGAATTCAAATGAGCCCATTCGATTATATTAATGCAATCAGTGTGTCTAAAAAAGACATGATGACTGATACCGACAACGATGAACTCGCAGAAAAATCTTATAACGCATACATTGTCAACAAAGGATTGTCATACTTTCCTGATACGATTCTGTATGCGAATGAGATGAACCTGTATTCACAGTTAGACAACAAACCTCAATTTGCCTATTTACTAAATAGCATCAGACCAAGAAAGCGTTTTAGCAAATGGTTTAAGAGTGAGTTGGATGACGACACTAAGATTATTTCCGAGTATTTTGGTTACAACACAGAACACGCCAAACAAGTAAGGAAATTATTTACCTCCGAACAACTCAATCTGATGAAAGAAAAATTACAAAAAGGTGGATTGAATACAAAGGAGAAGAAATAATGGCAATTGAGATTGAAGAATTGCTTGAGGTAAGACTGAAAAAAGAAGATGATTTCCTTAAAGTTAAAGAAACGCTAACACGAATCGGTGTCGCATCACGTAAAGATAAGACATTGTTTCAGTCATGCCACATTCTGCACAAGCGTGGTAAATATTACATTGTGCATTTTAAAGAACTGTTTGCTCTTGATGGGAAGAGTACAGATTTTGAAGACAACGATTTAGCACGTAGAAATACGATTACCAATCTGTTGGCTGAATGGGGACTAATCGAAGTGGTCGATAAGAACAAATCGGCAGACCCTGTTGCACCATTGTCTCAAATCAAAATCATTTCTCACAAAGAAAAAGACGAGTGGAACCTGACTGCTAAATATAATATCGGTAAGAAAAAGGAACCAGTCTAATGGAAGAACTCACTCTACAAGCAAAGATAGTTTTGGCAAATCATTTTGCCTTCTATCTTAAAGCGCAAAACTTTCACTGGAACGTTGAGGGTCCAGACTTCTTAGAATACCACGAACTATTCGCTAAGGTATATGAAGAAGTATATGGACAAGTTGATAGATTGGCAGAAGAGATTCGTGCTATGGATGCATATGCTCCAGGCAGTCTCATGCGTCTAGCGCAACTATCTCAAATTTCTGACGAGAATGCAGTTTTAAATGCACGTGAAATGGCACAACGTTTGTTGAGTGATATTGATATTATGCAAAGAAGCATTATGGAAGCATACCATTTGGCTGAAGGTGCAATGAATCATGGCTACAGCAACTTCATGGCAGAACGCCAAGATGCTTTTGCCAAACACGCATGGATGCTCAGGTCTACCCTGAAGTAATTTGACATCCATACATAATTGTAGTATAATCTGTTCATTGAAGGGAAACAACTATGAAAACAGTAAAAGCAGTTGTAGTAGCATCAGCACTATCTCTCGCAGTAGCATCAGCATTCGCACAAGCGCCTGCTAAAAAGGAAGAGCCAAAGAAAGCGGCAACTCCAGCAACAGCACCTGCATCCGATGCTAAAGCAGAACGTCCTAAGGCAAAAACACCTAAGGACAAGCAAAAAGAAAAAGAAGCAAAAGCGGAAGCCGCTAAGAAGTAATTCAAAGGGGTAACCCTTGAACCGCCGCTAGACGAATCTAGCATTTATTATTTTTTTACAATGAGGTAAATTATGGCATTTGTTAAATCTGGAAAAACACAAAACGAACTCTTGGTTTCTTACCTGCGTGGCACTGGTCGCACAATCAGCGCACCACAAGCACGTGCATTGTTCGGTGTTAAGAATCTCCGTGCCCGTATGAGTGATTTGCGCCAAGATGGCTACAAGGTTCGCACTGGTTACAACACAGAAGGTAACACAACTTACGCAGTTTCACGCCGTATGGTTGGACAGGCTTAATTCCTGTATAAATAAGATTATTCCTCGGGATGGGAACGTAAAGACTCTACTACCTTAGGAGCGTCTAACGCTGGCACAACGATATGGTGTCCCTGTATTCAGTAAGCAGGATTGCTATGCCTTCGGGGTAGCGCATTTTAATTTAACTCGCTTAATTAAGGAGAACTACTATGTTGCAAAACGTAAACACAGCCATTGATACATTTCAAGGCGCAAAAAAGCAATTCATTAAAACATTCGTAACGAATGATGAATTCGCAAAACCCCTCAATACTTTTGTAGATGCACAAACATCTTATGCTAAGAAAGTAGCAGAAGAAGCCAATAAGTTTTTCACAACTCTTGGTATGTCTTTGTATACATTTGATGCTAAGAAAGCATTCGCAACTAAGTAAAGAGGAGATTACTATGAGCAAACAATTTATTCCCGCATTTTTTAGTCAAGACAACTTCAAAGATATCGAAAAGTTTTTCGTTGGATTTGATGACAGTTTCAATCGCATTGCAAAAATGCATGATGACATGACTAAAAACATTCCTAACTATCCCCCATACAATATCCGCAAGACTAGCGATAACACATACGTTATTGAAATTGCAGTTGCAGGTTTTGCAAAGCAGGATATTGAAATTATTCTTGATGACAACAAGTTGACTATCTCAGGAAACTCTTCTGACGATGGCAACAACTTCATGTTCAAGGGTATTGCTAATCGTGCATTCACACGCACATTTGCAATCGATGACAAAATCGAAATTCAAGATGCATCACTTATCAACGGCATGTTGAAGATTGCACTTGAGAAGATTGTTCCTGAACACAAGAAGCCAAAGAAGATTGAAGTCAAGGATGGTTCAGAGAAAAAATCCAAGAAAGAACTTCTAGTAGAAACTCCAGAATTGTGATGGTGTTTCATGCTAAGAATAATTAAAAATATTTTTTCAGGTATTTTAGAAGGCATTGCCGCTACAAAGCAATACAAGGCTTCTAAATTTCTCAACAAAGACAGAGGAGGTCCATTATGAATCAATGGTGGCCTGTAACTGACGAGGAATGGGAACGACTAAACTATCCTGAAAAGTTTAAATAATTCATGGGGGCGCATCGCCCCCATTTTTAATGGAAGATTATTATGCAAGGTGAACTTAGAATTTTGAAATTGGCTACTGGCGAAGAAATTGTAGGCAATGTCGTGGAAAAAAATGGTATAGCATATCGCATCGAGAACCCATGTGTGTTGGGTATCATGATGGGACCTAATGGCAAAGCAAATCTCCAAATGCAACCAATGCTCATTTTCTCTGAACAGAAAGTGGTAGAACTCAATCGTTCTCACATTGTTTATGACGTAACAGTTGCAATTGAGATTCAAAACAAGTATAATGAGATTTACGGTTCAGGAATTGTCCTGCCAAAGACTCAGGGTATTATTAGTTAATGAAATTTTACACACACTTTACACGCATCGGCAACACAATTGCGGTGCGTGGTTATCGTAATGGTAAGAGGTTTGCAGAGAAAGCAGAATACAATCCAACATTGTATATGCCTTCTCGCACACCGACAGATTATCGCACTCTGGAAGGTCAGTACGTTGCGGCTGTTCAACAGGGAACAATGCGTGACGCAACAGAATTCATCAAGCAGTATGAAGACGTAGGCAACTTTAAAATCTACGGCTCTACAAACTTTCCATACGTTTACATCAACGAAGCATATCAAGGTAAACTTGACTATGACCCATCGCTGATTAAAGTTGCTAACATCGATATTGAGGTGGGTTCAGAAAATGGCTTTCCTGAACCTGAACACGCAAACGAACCAATCACTGCCATCACGTATAAACTTGATGGACACTTTTATGTGTTTGGTTGTGGTGACTTCAATAACTATCGTGATGATGTAACGTATCACAAATGCCGTGATGAGAATCAACTCATCATGAAGTTTCTCGAAATGTGGGAAACAAACTATCCAGATATTGTGACTGGCTGGAACATTCAGTTCTTTGATATTCCCTATATCTACAATCGTATTACCAAACTCATGGGCGACAACACTTCAAAGCGTTTGTCTCCATGGCGCAAGATTGGTGAGCGTACAACTACAATTCATAACAAACAACAGACAGCGTTTGACCTTGTTGGCATTGCTGTTCTTGACTATATTGAATTGTACAAAAAATTTACGTATTCGCAACAAGAGAACTATCGCCTTGACACAATCGCAACGATTGAACTTGGCGAGAAGAAAATCGATTACAGCGAATTCGAAAACTTGCATCAACTCTATAGACTGGACTTTCAAAAGTTTATTGAGTATAACATCCATGACGTTGAACTTGTTGACAGACTTGAAGACAAGATGAAATTGATTGAAATGGCGATGGCACTTGCATATGACGCAAAGGTTAACTTCACCGATGTGTTTACTCAAGTGCGTATGTGGGATACGTTGATTCACAATCACTTGATGGACAAGAACATCGTAGTACCGCAGAATGAAACGTCAAGCAAAGATGCACAGTATGCTGGCGCTTATGTGAAAGAACCTAAGCCTGGCAAATACAAATGGGTCGTATCGTTCGACTTGAATAGTCTGTATCCGCATTTGATTATGCAATACAATGTTTCGCCTGACACATTCGTTGATGGTAAATTTACAAACATCACAGTAGACCAACTACTTGATGGTGAGTATGAACCTGATAATGAATACTGTATGGCTGCCAATGGTCATTACTTCCGCCGTGACAAGCAAGGCTTCTTGCCTGAAATGATGGAGACGATGTACAATGACCGTTCGCTATACAAAAAGAAAATGATTGAATGTCAGAAACAACTTGAACAGACTAAAGACAAGGCAGAACGTTTCGAAATTGAAAAACAAATCTCTAAGTACAAGAATCTGCAACTCGCAAAGAAAGTGCAACTGAACTCCGCTTATGGTGCACTTGGTAATCAATACTTCAGATTCTTTGATATTCGACAAGCGGAAGCAATCACTCTGTCGGGACAACTTAGTATTCGATGGATTGAAAAGAAAATTAATTCATACCTTAACAAGACATTGAAAACAAATGAAGTTGACTACATTATTGCGTCAGACACGGACTCTATATACGTTAATCTCGGTCCGTTGGTTGATTTGGTCTACGGACAGAAGAATATTGAAGAAGAGAAAATTGTTGATTTCCTTGACAAATCATGCCAAGAAAAATTCGAACCATTCATCGACAAATCATACCAACAACTAGCAGACTATATGAATGCGTTTCAGCAGAAGATGCAAATGAAACGTGAAGTCATTGCAAGCACTGGCATCTGGACTGCCAAGAAGCGTTATGTGTTGAACGTATTCGATTCTGAAGGTGTTCGCTTTGCCGAACCAAAACTCAAGATGATGGGTATCGAAGCAGTTAAGTCTTCCACACCAATGGTGTGCCGTGACAAGATTAAAGAAGCGTTGAAAGTTGTGATGAAAGGTACGGAAGATGACTTCCAAACATTCATTTCAAAGTTTCGTGATGAATTCTATAAACTGCCATTCGAAGATGTTGCTTTTCCAAGAGGCATTTCTGAGTTGAATAAATACGTAAGCAGTTCGGACTTATATCAAAAAGGCACACCCATTCACGTGCGTGGTGCTATCATGTTCAATAATATGTTGAACAAGAAAAAACTAACAAAGAAATATCAACTCGTCAAAGATGGCGATAAGATTAAGTTTTGTTATATGAAGATGCCGAACCCATTGCAAGAGAACGTGTTATCTGTCCTCAGTGTGTTGCCCAAAGAGTTTGATTTGGAAAAGTATATTGACTATGAAACTCAATTCGAAAAGGCATACGTAGAACCATTGCGTATCATTGTGAACACATTTGGATGGAACACAGAGAAGAAATCAACATTGGAGAGTTTCTTTACATGACAAATATTCCATCAGAATACTTAGCGTTTAGACAGCAGGATGATTTTGGCTTTAGTGCCGTTGATGAATCTGCTGTCAATCGTCAAGTAGACCCAAACACATTAGAAGAGACAATTATTGTCAAAGAGACAATTACAGAATCTTCTGAATCACTAAAGCGTGTCGAAGAAAAATTAGACACAATTTTACAACTATACAACGATGGCAAGTTAGGACTTGATGCAGAGCGTGAGAAATTACGCACTGAGGTTACAGCAAACCTAAAAGAACTTGAAGTTTTAATCATGCCATTACTTGTCAACTTGATGAAGAATCCAGAGAAAGAATATATCTACTGGCCTAATCGTAAAGATAAAGTTCAGGAACAAATTGACAAGGTACTGAAGTTGACAAGAGGTTAATATGTTCACAGCAATATTAACTCTTGCATCAGCATTAGCGTTATCAGCAATCGCCGCATACTATTCTGTAGTCGGCTTGATTGCAATCTTTGCGGCGGCTCCAATTCCTATCGCTATCATGGGCGGGTCATTGGAAGCCGCTAAACTTGTTGTTGCATCTTGGTTGTATAAGAACTGGAACAACGCACCTCGCCTACTGAAATACTATTTCACCACTGCCGTTGTCATTCTAATGATTATCACATCATTAGGTATTTTTGGTTATCTTTCGAAAGCACACTTAGACCAAGCAATGGTATCTGGTGATGCATCTGCAAAGTTGGAGATTATTGATGAAAAGATTAGAGTCGCAAAAGAAAACATTGCAGTCGAACGCAAGGCTCTTAAACAAATGGATGAGGGGGTGGACCAAACTCTGGCACGAACTAATTCAGAAACGGGTGCCGACAAGGCGGCAAGGTTGCGTAGGGCGCAACAAGGTGAACGTCAAAGGGCGTTGGCTAACATCGAAGCCGAACAGAAAAGAGTGTCTGCACTTGTTGAAGAGCGTATCCCTCTTGCCACGGAGGTAAGAAAAGTTGAAGCGGAAGTTGGTCCGTTAAAGTATATCGCAGAATTAATTTATGGGAGAGACAATGCGGAAGAACATTTTGATAATGCTGTTAGGTTCGTTATTATTCTGCTTGTTATGGTCTTTGACCCTCTCGCCGTATTACTTATCATCGCTGGCAACTATTCACTAAAGCAAGAGCGTGATAAACGAAACCCACCAACTCTATTTTCCGAAGCACCTTTGCGAAAGAAATATACCAAACGCAAAGTAGATGTGACTGGTATGGAGCCTGTAGCAATGGACAAGAATGAAGTGGTAAACGCAACGAATCTATATCACCGAGACCAAGATTCGATGTAATTGACTTTGATACATAATTTGTGTTACAATTGTGTATCTTTAATATGGAGATAATTTATGAGTAATTTTTTCAATGATTTGGTTAATCAACTAAAAGACGAAGACACCAAAATTCTTTCTGAGGGTGGTGCATCTGCTGAGTATAGTGGGTGCATTGATACTGGTTCATACGCATTGAATGCTGTTCTATCAGGTAGCATCTATGGTGGTGTGCCTAATAACAAAGTGACTGCATTCGCTGGCGAATCGTCAACTGGTAAAACATTCTTTGTGCTTGGTATTGTAAAGCAATTCCTTGACGCAAATCCTGAAGGCGGTGTTATCTACTTTGACACAGAAGCCGCTGTCACAAAACATATGATGGAATCACGTGGCGTAGATACTTCACGTGTTGTTATCTCTGAACCAGATACGATTCAGAAGTTCCGTCATACAGCATTGCAAATCATCGAGAAGTATCAAGCGCAACCAGAAGCGAAGCGCAAGCCAATGATTATGGTTCTAGATTCTCTCGGTCAGTTGTCTTCTACTAAAGAAATGGAAGATACCGCTGAAGGCAAAGAAACAAAAGACATGACTAAGAGTGCTACGTTGAAAGCAACGTTCCGTGTTCTTAACTTGAAACTTGCGAAGATTGGTGTGCCTTTGCTTGTCACGAATCACGTGTATGACGTTGTTGGTGCTTACATTCCAACAAAAGAAATGTCTGGTGGTTCTGGCTTGAAGTACACTGCATCCACAATCGTTTATTTGTCTAAGCGTAAAGATAAAGATGGTACTGAAGTTGTTGGTAACATCGTAAAAGTCAAACTGCAAAAGTCACGTTTGACAAAAGAGAACTCTGTTGTTGAAGTTAAGATTACTTACAGCAAAGGTCTTGACAGGTACTATGGCTTGCTTGAGATTGCAGAGAAGTATGGCATCATCAAGAAAGTTTCTACACGATATGAATTGTCTAATGGCGTAAAGGTCTTTGGTAAGAACATCAACGAAGAACCTGAAAAGTATTTCACGCAAGATATTCTCGACCAGATTGATGAAGCGTGTAAGAAAGAATTCTTGTATGGACAAGACACTGCCGAGTTTGTTGAAGAGGAACATGAAGATGTTGATGGATAAAGACTATCACATCACACCAACAGATGTTAGGTATCTTGACAAAGATGTAGTGGCAACTGTAATGATTGACACCGGTGAGTTTGCTGGTGTTGAATATCACTACGGTTCAATTCATGTAAATGAAGAGGAAAACCCCGATGGCACTTTGACTATGGGATTCGATTATGATATAATCAGCGAAGAGCATAAACATCTAAAGGGCGATGAACAATTTGAATCTATCATAGGTGTTGTGCTAAATGACATTTTGATGAAATCACTAGAAGCCGCTGAGAGAAAATATAAAGATGAACTTGGAACAAAAAATCCTTAAACATTTGATTTATGATGAAGAATATGTAAGAAAGACTCTGCCTTTTATCAGGGCAGAATACTTTCAAGATTCTTCAGAAAAAGTCGTGTTTGAGCATATTCGTGACTATGTTACGAAGTACAATACTCTAGCAACTAGAGAAGCGTTGGTCATTGAAGTTGACAAGAAAATCAACTTGAGCGATGAACAACATAAGAAAACTATTAAACTAATTGATGAGATTACACAAGATGGCGAAGTCTCTGATTCCAAATGGCTCGTTGATGCTACAGAAAATTTCTGTCAAGAGAAAGCGATTTACAACGGCATCATGCAATCTATTCAAATCTTGGATAACAAAGGTGGCAACAAAACGGGACTCGACAAAGGTGCCATTCCTACGATTCTTGCTGATGCCCTTGCTGTATCTTTTGACCATCACGTTGGTCATGATTTCTTAGATGACGCTGAAAGTCGTTTTGACTTCTATCACAAAGTTGAACAACGCATTCCGTTTGACCTTGATTATCTGAATCGTATCACAAAGAATGGTTTGCCTAAGAAATCTCTGAACATTGTTCTTGCTGGCACTGGTGTTGGTAAGTCGCTGTTCATGTGTCATTGTGCGGCAGCCAATCTTACAATCGGTAAGAACGTTCTGTATATCACTTGTGAAATGGCTGAAGAACGTATTGCTGAACGTATCGATGCAAACTTGATGAACATTGAAGTTGATAGACTTGTCGGTATGCCTAAAGAAGCATACTTGAAGAAAGTTGAAAAACTCAAAGAGAAGACTACAGGCAAGTTGATTATTAAAGAGTATCCAACTGCAACCGCTAACGTGTCGCACTTCAAACACTTATTGAATGAATTGAAGTTGAAGCGTCAATTCATGCCAGATATCATCTACATTGACTATTTGAATATCTGCGCCAGCGCACGTATGAAAATGGGTGCATCTGTTAACTCGTACACATACATCAAAGCAATCGCTGAAGAGTTGCGTGGTCTTGCTGTCGAATTCAATCTGCCAATTGTTTCTGCTACACAAACTACACGTGGTGGCTATGGTAACACAGACGTTGAGTTGACTGACACTTCAGAATCGTTTGGTCTGCCTGCAACTGCTGACTTGATGTTTGCATTGATTTCAACTGAAGAGTTGGAAGAGTTGAATCAGATTATGGTCAAGCAATTGAAGAATCGCTACAATGACCCAACCACTAATAAAAGATTCGTTATCGGTGTTGACAGAGCAAAAATGAGACTTTATGATGCTGAACAATCCGCACAGACTGATATCATGGATAGCGGTCAAGACGATGGTCCGGCGTTCGATAAGACTGATTTCGGCAAACGTGACCGAGAAACTCGCAATTTCCGTAATTTTAAGGTATAAAACCTGTTTCATAATATGAAACGTTGATTCTCCGTGTCGCTGAAAGATGCCAAAAAATACATAGGATTTGACAGCCTCACTGGACTCTGTTATAATAGATGTTCATTGAGTGTGTACTTTTGGCAATCTACATGGAGTTTTCATGAAGGTAAGTATTACGACAAAGAACGGTGCAGTTTTGAGTCCTTTCGAAAGAAGGGTAATTAAGACTGCGGCAAATTTTTATGCAGAAACATTATTGAGTAATCGCATAACCGACAACATGGTTGTGAAGATTAATATGATTGAGGGGTATCACAAAAAGACTGGATACCTCGCCGATGTAACCCCTACGGATGACGATGAAAAACGTATGCCTAGGGAATTTGAAATTAACATGCACAGACCAAAGCGTTTGAAGTCTATCATCTATTCTTTAGCGCATGAGTTTGTTCACGTTAAGCAATTCGCAAAGGGCGAATTAAAATATTTGTTAAACAACCGAGTAACTTTCAATCGTATGAAATATACGGATGACGGCTACTGGGATTCACCATGGGAAATTGAAGCATATGGAAAAGAACCTGGACTTTGGCAACGATTCAAACCGATTTACAAATACCTTCTCAGAGAAAACAGAAATGCTTAAAGACAAATTAGATTTTGCACTTGCGTGGCTTGGTCAACGCATTGGCGAAATCTGTGGATGGATTGGCTTGATTGCTATTCACGCATCCACATTACCTATCAGTTATGCCGCATACAAAGGCGAACCAGTTATTCTACCACCTTTGAGTATGGTTCTGCTAGTATGGTCTGGCTTACTCCTATTCTTCCTGAAGTCGTTTTTGACGAAAGATAAAATCTATATGGTGACGAACGGCATCGGATTTTTTATGCAAAGCGTGGTACTTGCGCTACTTGTATTTAAATGAACGACCCAATAGTCAGTATCAGTAGCAACTACGATTATATTCCTGGTCTTAGTAAAATAGTACACACTATTCGAAAGCACTTTGAATATAAAATTGGTGCTGATGTTGACACGGTAGAGCATTATGTGATACAATTATACAATGAAAAAGGCAAGATTGAAGAACACAATGTTGCCCACAAAATTGACAAATATACATGATTATTTACTCGCACATCAAAAAGCGTAAAGCAAAAAAGCCCACGGCAAAACAACGAGAGTTGGCGGCAGAGTGGGAAGCAATTCTCAAAAAGCACGATACAAAGAAGGCGATACCCAAAGGTGTCAAAGCGTATACACCGCCTAAGCCTTACGTGCGTGAGACTGTACGCCATCCTAGTCTGAATTCGTTTGAAGGTTCTTGCACTAAGCCCATTCACGGCAAAGTGTATACTGGTAACAAGATGATTGGTATCGGTACACTACACAAATCAAATGCAGTGCCAATTTTTACGGATGAAGACGCTAAAGACCAAGCATCAATGCGCCGCTGATTATAAATAGTCTATCATAACGGATAGACTGACGATGCTAAACTTTAGGAATTATATTGTAGAACAAAAAAACACGCACATGGAACATGCCGAGGACGATGTTCTCAATAATGGCGTGAACGGTGCTAGAAACGCAATCAATGCGTTACGTGCTGTGCGTGATATGCTTGCTGGACACTCTCCCAAGAAAGTCGATGTGACTGTAAAGTGGGATGGTGCTCCGGCTATTTTCGCTGGTCAAGACCCAAGTGACGGAAAGTTTTTCGTTGCAAAGAAAGGTGTCTTCAACAAGAACCCGAAAGTCTATAAAACCTTTGCAGATATCGATGCTGACACTTCAGGTGACTTGGCAGATAAACTCAAAGCGTGTCTCATGTGGTTGCCTAAATTGAACATCAAAGGCGTGATTCAAGGCGACCTACTCTTCACTACATCCGATTTAAAGAATGTCACAATCGATGGTGAATCGTATGTTACGTTTCATCCAAACACAATCGTATATGCAGTTCCCGCAGAAAGTGAACTTGCTAGAAGTATCAAACGTGCTAAAATTGGCATTGTATGGCATACAATTTACGAAGGCGACTCATTCGAAAACATGAAAGCAGTTTTCGGAAAAGACATTCTATCTACACTCACACAAAACCAAAACGTATGGATGACTGATGTAAACTATCAAGACGTTTCTGGTAAAGCAACAATGACCGCAGATGAAACTGCTGAAGTGACAGCAATTCTATCTAAAGCGGGTAACACGTTTCAACAGATTGAAGCATCGGTTCTCAATGCAATCTCCGCAAACGAAGAACTATTGCAGAAAATCAAAACATTTAACAACACAAAAGTGCGTCAAAGACTACATATCAATAATGTCAACAAGCATGTTTCTGAATTAGTGGATTACATAGAAACATTCTACCAAAAAGAAATCGACAGCAAGAAAACCGAAAAGGGCAAAGTACAGGCGCAAGCCAAGAAAGAAGCCGTAACTAAATTTTTCACCGCTAAAAATAAAAAGCAATTAGAGCATATCTTCACCCTAATGAACTTGCTTGTTGACGCCAAATTAATTCTAGTCAAAAAACTAGATGAAGTAAAAAAACTAGACACATTCTTGTTAACAAAGAATGGATATCAAGTAACTGGAGTTGAGGGCTACGTTGCGATTGACCACTTGAGTGGTAATGCAGTGAAACTTGTTGATAGAATGCAATTTAGTTACGCAAACTTCTCAGACGAAATCGTGAAAGGCTGGCAACGATAATGTATTTAAGATATTTAGAACACGAAGGCATTGCAATCTCTAGGGGATTGGTAAGAGATGTTTCACATATTCATAAGTTTGGTGCTGTCCCTGCAATGTCAACAGGCGTAACTGGTACGGTTTGGGATAAAAGTGATACTTTATATCCCTGGTCGGCATTCTCATCAGCATCGGTTTTGGGTGTCGCAACATTTTTAGCAAACGGAACTGCATCAACATTAGATGATGGAAAGACAGTTACTATTATTGGACTTGATTCTAATTTCGATGTTCAGCAAGAGACAGTAACAATTGCATCTGGTGTCGCAACAACTACGAATCAGTTTATTCGTGTATATCGAGCATATACAAGTGCAGACAATTTAACTCAAGTTAGAGTTTCTGCAAATGGAACTGAAGTTTTGCGAATTAATATTGGTGTAGCACAAACTCTAATGTCCGTCTATACTGTTCCTGCTGGCTATAAAGGATATCTGGTCAAAGGAACTGCATCATGTCAATACGGTGGTGATGCCACAGGAAATATGTTTGTTCGTTATGGCGGAACCGGTGCATTCAGAGTTGGTCATTCGTTTGAAGTGTCTGGTGCTGGCGGTCAATACGTGTATGACTTTCCTGTTCCAACTGAATTACCTGAAAAGACTGATATTGATATTCGTGTAACTGTAAGAACAAATAACTCCAGACTGACTGCGGCATTTGATATTATTCTAATCAATCAGGAAGGTTCTGGAGAAAGAACCTAATAGGTCTTAATCAAAGGCTACACCTTTACTTATAATAACAAGACTAGAAAAATCTGGCAATAATAGGGCAATAATGATATGGCGGCTCAACAAGGATTTGTTTATGAAGAGAATGCGACAAGATTCTTAAAGAAGTTTAAATTATCCGACGGTATCACCGCCGGTGCGTCACACACTCGACCAGATTTGATGCTGACCGTTCGTGGTAAAGAAGCCGGATGTGAACTTAAAATTTCTCCTACTGCTGGCGGCAGTCTGGTTATCAAAGCATATGCTTATAAAACTCCACACTGGCAGTTTGGCGAGATTGACCATGACGAAACCGAAAAACAATTCTTGAAAGACTTGGCAATTCAATCTGGCGTTCTTAATGAAATTAATAGAAAGTGGGAAACACCAATCTTTAATATTGCGGATAGAACAAAAGATTGGGAACGTTTGATGTTAAAAATCCCACTCAAAGACAGATACTCATCAGACTTAAAGACTTGTCCGGATATTAAAATGTTGTTGCCGGCAGACGCAATGACAAAATACTACAATCTGAAAAACACATACTATATCAACGTTGGTACTCATGGATTTTATCTATTGGGAAATAAAGACCCATTAGGACTGAATGAACGAATGAAAAAGGCAGGCAAGCCACTGATACCTAAATTTGAAGACGTTTGTAAGATTACTGCACGTGTTCGCTGTCAATCTAAAGGCATTACAAAAGCAGATGCCGCAGAAAAGTCAAAACGAACAATTGGCGCACAAGGATATCAATTCACATTTACAATCGAATTTTCTGTGCCAAGAAACACTACACCATATAATATTGCACCAATTGCAGGTGATAATAGTGTTGTAATCATAGAAAGCAAAGCAGATTTTACTTGTCTATTGTAAGATTTTTATAAATAACACTATGGGACAGTAAGGCTAAGGCAAACCTGTCAGGATAAGTCTAAGGAAAACTCCATGAAAAATACAGTTGTACTCTCATTCGGAAGAATGAATCCCATGACAAATGGGCACGAAAAATTAGCAGACAAGATTAAGTCTGAAGCATCGAAGCGCAATGCCGATGCTAAACTGTATTTGTCCCATAGCACAAATCCTAAAAAAGACCCCCTAGATTTCAACACAAAAGTAAAGTTTGCCAAGAAGGCTTTTGGACCTATGGTTCAAAACTCTGCGGCAAGAACTATCATTGAAGTTGCAAAAGAACTGACTGGCAAGTATGACAATCTAGTTGTCGTAGTCGGCAGTGACAGAATCCCAGAATTTAAAACTTTGCTGAATAAGTACAACGGCAAAGACTTTGACTTTAAAACTATCGAAATTATCTCCGCAGGAGAACGTGACCCTGACGCAGAAGGCGTAGAAGGTATGTCTGGCTCCAAGATGCGTGGCTTTGTGTCATCGGATGATTTCAATAGTTTTAAACAAGGTGTTCCATCTAAGTTATCTGACGCAGACGCTAAGGCGTTATTCAATGCGGTTAAGAAAGGAATGAAATTGTCTGAAGAATTAGAATTAGACGAATCGGTCTTATCTCTATCAGCACGTAGAGAAAGAGCGCAAAGAGCAAGACGCATGGCAAAGAGACTTGCACGTGCTAGAATGATTCACATGAAACGTTCTGCCGATACAGGTAGACTCAAGGGTCGTGCATTGAAAATGGCATACAAGTTTTTCCGTAGCAGACTTGCAGGCGGTAAAGACTATGCAACTTTGAGTCCAGGCGAAAAAATTTCAATTGATACTCGCTTGCAAAAATCATTGCCTGCAATTAAGAAATTTGCTATTCGTTTGATTCCACAAGAACGTAAACTTGAAATTCAACGCAAGCAACATGCATTGGTTCGCAAAGAAGGCTTAGACTTGAATTCAGTTTTTGAAGCATTCTTGAAAGAGAAGCCTGAGTTACCACAAGACAAAGACGTTGGTGACAAAAAAGGAACTCAACCAAGCAAGTATTATAAGGGTCTTGACAAAGACACTAAAGACAGTCGTGATGCACACTTCAAGTCACATGCACAGAAGAGCGACAGCGACCCATCATCATACAAAGATGCGCCTGGCGACAAAGAAGCACGTGAAAAAGGTATGCCACAATCTAAGCATACTAAGAAGTACAAAGATATGTTCGGTGAAGCAGCCGACAAGAGACAAACATCTAGACTAGACACTCTAATTCGTATGGGTCTAGCAGATAAGGCTTTGCTTGCTACACTCAAGCGTTCAATCTCTAAACTTGAATCAGGCGAAACACTAAGCACACAAGAGCGTAATGCAACGAATGATTTGTTGCAGACTTTGCTTGATATGGTTTTAAATTCAGACCAATTGTTTAGATTGACAAAAACACAATTGCAAAAAGAAGATTTGGATGAAGCAGTTTATCCAGGTAACATTGGTGCAATGGAGATGTTCAAATTCTTCCAACAAGCAACACCAGGACAAAAAGACAACCTGAAGAAGTTGATTGCTGATGGTAAGAAGAAAGATGCATGGCGCTTAGTTCAACAAGTGACTGGCGTTAAGTTGATGGGCAAAGAATTCAACGAAGAGTATGACGAAGATGAAGTTGAGTATGACGGTCTTCAAATGGCTAAACTTGAAGTTGCTAATCTGATTGAAGACGCAGAAGATTTGCTAGACATGCTAGATGGCATGGATGAAGAGCCAGAAGCATGGGTAACATCTAAGATTACAAGAGCAGTAGATTACATCGGAACTGTTCGTGATTATCTTGATTTTGAAGACGAATATTCAGACGATGAAGGAGAACCAGAAGATGATGAAGACTATGATGAAGACGAATTGGACTCCGAACTCATGGGTATGGAACCAGCAGACTTTGGTGAAATGTATGAAGATTTCAAACCTATTCTAGAAGAGATTGATGGTTTGAAAAAGAAAGCAGAAAAGTCGGGTATTCCATACGGCATTCTAAAGAAAGTTTACGACCGTGGCATGGCGGCATGGAAGGGCGGTCATCGTCCAGGAACAACACCACAACAGTGGGCATTCGCACGTGTGAACTCATTCATCACAAAAGGCAAAGGCACTTGGGGTGGCGCAGATAAAGATTTGGCGTCCAAAGTAAACGAAGCACTTGAATGGGGTACAGATGAAATGCGTAAAGCGTATGCACGTACAACACCAGGTCAAAGCGAAGAAATTGTGAATGCTAAGTATTCTGCTGACACCGCATTGCAAATGATGAACGATGCAAACAGACAGAGACTATTCAAACTTTATAGCGAAGATAAACAAGATGATTCGATTTAAAAATTTTGTAGAAGTTAGCGAAGCACTACAGTGGCATGTTAACAATCAACAGCCACTCAGCGAAAACGTTTTTCGTGTAGGCTCAAAGAGTTATTTTGACCTCTATCGTGAAGCAAGAAAGTTGCACGAAGAAGGTGTTGTTCAACTTGACGGTTGGGACAAATATCTTTTAGAAGAAACGGATATCGGTAAGTTTGATATCTACGAAGACAAACCTGTTCCTCTTGACTGCCCTATGATAATGGAAGAAGAGGACGAGAAAGACCCACCTTTGAATAAGCCAAAGCGTGGTGGTCCTAAGAAATTTTATGTGTATGTGCGTAAGCCAGATGGCGGTATTAAGAAAGTTACATGGGGAGACACTACAGGTCTTTCAGTTAAGTTGAATGACCCTGAAGCAAGAAAGTCATTCGCCGCAAGACACCAATGCTCTACACAAAAAGATAGAACGTCAGCCGCATATTGGGCGTGCAATACACCACGTTATGCTAAACAATTAGGATTGAGTGGCGGTGGAAACTTCTACTGGTAAGCCATACAAAGATAAGCCGCTAGATACAGGTCGATTTCTTAGAAAGTTTGATAAAGACATTGACACTAGCGAATTGATTTGGCATAGAGATAGAAAGACAAGAATTATTACAGTCATGGGTGGGGAAGATTGGCAATTGCAGTTTGATGACCAACTACCAATGATGCTAGAAAAGAATAAAGAGTATAGGATTCAAAAAGAAACCTATCACAGAATTATAAAAGGCAACGGGACTTTAGTCTTAGAGATAACAGAATTAGGAGATTAACAATGTCAATGCATAAATTTGGTGTTCCACTCTCGCTTATTGAAGCGGTAAAGAGTATCGTCAATCCTGCGAAGAAAGAGACAATTGCAGAAGGACAATCTAACATTTGTCCTGTGTGCGAACATGACCCTTGCATTTGTGAAACAGGTCAACATATTGATGAAGCATCTTCGGCGGCACAACAAGCGGCTATTGCTATCGCCATGAAGAAGGATGGTAAGAAACCAAAAGACATGCAAGAGGCTGAAGGCGGCGGAACATCAATCAAAGACCCTAAAGACCAAGCAACGGCACAAGCGGCACGTGCTAAGATTACATTGCAGTCTGCTATGCTTAAATTGAAGCAAGCAAAAGAGCGTGAAGCATTGGCTAAGAAAAAGAAGTCTATCAAAGAGTCATTCTCTCAAGCACAGATTGACAAGATGAAAGATGAGTATTCTAAGATTAATACAATTGACCCATCAAGCCCAAACTATAAGAAGTTGATTGCAACGCTAGATAAATTAGATAAGCCAACACTTGAGAAACTTGCTGGCGCAGGTATCAAGTTTGTTTCTGGTCTAGCGAAGAATCGTGTATCACGTAAGACAGTTAAAGAAGCGTTGTCCGATAAACAAAAGCAACTTGACAAAAACAAGAACGGCAAGATTGACGGAGATGATTTATCAAAGTTGCGTGGTGAAGAATTATCAGACAAGCAAAAGAAAATCGACTTGAACAAGAATGGCAAGATTGATGGTTCTGATTTGGCTAAATTACGCAAAGAAGAAGTTGAAATTGACGAAGCGAAGTCTGATTATGAAATCTATCACAAAGACTTTTCTACAGCAGTTCAACATGCTATTAAGACAGCAGAAAAGCGTGGCTATGAAGTAGACATGGACGATTGGCATGATAAAGTTGCTACAGGTCCACGTAAGCCAAGCGAAGGCAAAACAAATTCATATTCAATTAAGTTGAGTAAAGCAGGAAAGCCACAAAAGAAAGCACTTCAAATGCAAGTGTACAATAAAGGTGGACAAAATCCATACGAATTGAATATGTACATTGAAGCGACAGAATTCAAACAAGGCGGCGAAGAACTCGCTAAGAAGTTTGAAAAAGCATTTGCAAAGTCTGGCGTCAAGACAAAGATTAAAATGAAAACAGTTGGTAATATTTCTGTGAATGAAGAAGACAAGAAAGCAGAAGCAACTTCAACAGACAATAAAAAATCTGTAAAGGCAGGCGACAAGTTGACTGGTAAGAAAGAGCCAATCACACTTGAACCTGAGATTCAAACGAACAAACAATAATGAACGATTTACCTCAAATCTACTGCGATATGGACCAGGTCCTTGTGAACTTCATGGGTGGAGCAAACAAGGTTTTGGTCGATAACGGGCATCAACCATTTCAGCATACCGAAAAGGATGTGAAGTGGCAAGTATTGTCTTCCGTGCCTAAGTTTTGGGCAAACTTGGAGCCAATGCCTGATGCCATGTTATTATGGAGATTCATTCGACCGCATGACCCAATGATTCTTTCTACACCATCGAAAAGAATGCCTACGTGCAAACCAGAAAAATTAGAATGGATTCGTAAGCATTTGGGGCATGTAAAAGAAGTACATTTAGTACCACGTGAGGATAAGCAAAAGTTTGCCGTTAATTCCGACGGCACGCCAAACTTATTGATTGACGACTACGAAAAGAATATCCGAGAGTGGGAAGCCGCAGGAGGAATCGGGGTACGACATATAAATAGTATGAACACTATTTCTCAATTACGAAAACTAGGATATTAAACAAAGGAGATAACCATGGCACTATGGGGAAGCAGAGATTCATTCTCAATCACAGGTACAGTTGCATTTGTTAATGCATCAGCAACAGTTACTGGTACGGGCACAGCATTCGACACCGAGTTGGAAATTGGTGATGCAATCGTAACATCAAGCGGCACAAAGTTTAAAGTTACTGGCATCGCAAGTAACACATCTTTGACTATTGACCCTGCTTGGGCTACAACAAACGCATCAAGCCAAACAATTACTGGTCAAGACGCACCTAAATTCATGCCTATCATCGATGGCACAATTCAAGGTCAAAGAGCAGTTTATGGTGTTGACCAAAACGAAGCACTTGCGGAAACAACAAATCCAGGTTGGATTCACGTAAATGAATACACAGATATGCACGGCAATTCACGTAAGAAAAATGAAGTTCTAGTGGCTTCTTCTTCATACACAGGTGATGCTGAAGATACAGTATTCCCAGACGCAGTTATTACAATTGTTACACAACCATCTAATAGCACAGCGGCTGCCGATAGCGCAGTTTCATTCACTGTTGTTCCATCAGTTCTACCTACTGGCACAACAATCAACTATCGTTGGCAACGTGCCGCTAATGCTAACGTAGCATTCAGCGACTTGACAAACACAGGTACATACAGCAACACTACAACAGCAACATTGAACATTGCAAACAACTCACTTGCAACAAGCGGTTCTATCTACCGTGTTCAGTTGTCTGCCGCTGGAGTTACTGCAAACACAGTATCTGCAAACGCAACATTGACAATTGCTTAAATAAACATGGGGGCTTAACCAGCCCC